ATCTTGCACGTCTTCGGTGCCGAGTATCCGACCCAGGTTCGAGGCATCCCGCCGATGGCACCCTCGCTGAACCGGTTGAAGATGCTCGCTGGTTTCGAGGAAGCAGCACTCATCAACGCACGAACAGCCGCTGCGAAGATGGGGTTCTACACAAGGGACGGAGATGACATCGATCCTGCCACGATGGTGGACGACGACGGTGAGCTGATCGAGGAGATCCAGCCAGGCGTAATGTCCCTCCTTCCAGCTGGTTACAGATTCGAACAGTTCGATAGCAGATATCCAGATGGCGAGATTGCTCCGTTCAAGAAGAGCGTCCTTAGAGCGATCGCCTCTGGTCTGGGTGTGGACTACCCAACGCTCGGTCAAGACCTGGAGAGCGTGAACCTCTCCAGTGCTCGTGTGGCGATCAATGAGACCCGCGAGCTCTGGAAGGGAGTCCAGCAGATGATCGTCGATAGCGTCATCACTCCGATCTTCGAGCACTGGCTGGAGCAGGCGCTCCTGCGTCAGAAGATCACCGTCCTTGGTAATCCACTTTCGATCACCAGAATCGAGAAGTACAAGCAGGTTCAGTGGCTACCACGCAGGTGGCAGTTCCCAGACCCTGCCAAGGACAGCAAGAACGCTCTCGACATGATTAACAGTCGCGTCAAGAGCATCAGCTCTGTAGCGGCTGAGATCGGGATCGATTGGGAGACGGAAGCCCAGCGCATTGCGAAGGACGAAGAACTCCTGAATCAACTAGGTCTAACCAGATTGAATGCTACTGAAGAGTCACAGGCTGAGCCCCAAGAGGGCACAGAACAAACAGATGAGGAGTGACCTATGAATGACAAGACTTTCAAGTCACCACCTCTCTTTCGCAGTATCCAGCTCGGGAACAGCGAGCGCTCGTACGTCGATGAAGACAAGCGAACGATTCGTCTGTCCTTCTCGAGTGAGGAGCCTGTGGAACGAGAGTTCGGGCTTGAAGTACTCGATCACTCAGAGGGAGCCGTAGACCTTTCACGCATTGCGTCTTCTGGTCCTCTTCTGGTGAATCATAACCGCGATGACGTCGTGGGTGTCGTTGAGCAAGTATGGTGCGAGGGTGGTCGTTGCTACGCTGAAGCTCGTTTCGGTCGAAGCGAGCGTGCACAGGAAGTCTTCAACGATGTTCTAGACGGAATCCGTAGAACCGTCTCGTTCGGTTATCGAGTCAAAGACGTTCAGCGTCAGACTCGTGCCGAGGGAGACAAGGTAGACACCTTCCTAGTTACCAGCTGGGAACCATTCGAGGTTTCGCTCGAGGTGCTACCCGCAGACCCAACCGTCGGCGTCGGTCGCAAGACAGAGGACGAGCCCAACGTGGTTCGTGTACTGGATGAGGATACCGACTTCGAACTACCAGACGAACTGCTCGAATCAGTGGAATCGGTGGACGACGAGGAGGGCGCACAAAGAAATGAACCTACAGACACAGCACAGACTGTAGTCGTAAAGGAGAACAACATGGATAAGCAGGAACTCCAGAAGGAACGTCAGAGTGCTGTTCAAGCCGAGCGTGACCGTATCAACGGCATCGAAGGCATGGCAGACAAGGTGCGTCACCTTCTTCCGGAAGCTGATGAGCTCGCCCGCGAGTTCAAGAACACTGACAAGAGCGTAGCTGACTTCAACGCAGCTATCGTCTCGAAGATGGATCAGGTCGAGCGCAAGATCATCGAGGATAGCACCGAGATGAAGAGCGCTGGCATGGAGCGCAAGGACGTCGAGAACTACTCGATCGTGCGTGCCCTCAACGCTATGGCGACCGGCAACTGGAACGACGCAGGTTACGAGCTCGAGCTCAGCCGCGCCGTCGAGGACAAGGTTGGACAGTCCGCACGCGGACTTTACGTCCCTTACGAGGTCTTCTCCCGTGCCGACACCACGTCTGCGCAGGCTGGTGACTCCATCGGAACCGACCACATGGCATCGATGTTCATCGACCGTCTGCGCGACAAGAGCGTCGTGCTCCAGGCTGGTGCGGTGATGATGCCAGGACTCGTCGGCGACGTCGACATCCCTCGCCTCGTCAGTGGTGCTGACTACGCATGGATCGACAACGAGAGCTACGCCGGTTCGGACGAGACCCAGATCTCGATCGACAAGGTGACCCTCAGCCCTGAGACCCTACGCGGTCGCGTGGCGCTGACTCGCAAGCTCCTCAAGCAGTCGAGCCCAGCAATCGAGCAGGTCGTTCGTAACGACATGCTCATCGGTATCGCTCAGACCTTCGATCAGACCGCCCTCGTTGGCGTCTCTGGCACCAGCCAGCCATCTGGCATCCGCTGGATTCCAGACGTCACAGAGGTCCGCGCTGGTCAGGCTGGCGCTGCTCTCGATTGGGCAACCGTCGTGAGCGCAGAGACCGTCGTCAACGCTTCGAACGCTGACTTCGGTAGCCTCGCCTACATCTCGAACAGCAAGGTTCTCGGTCACGCCAAGAGCATCGTCAAGGACTCTTCTGGTGCTGGCGGATACCTGTACGAGAACAACCAGATGAACGGCTTCCCACTTTGGGTAACCAACGCAGTTCCAAGCACCTTTGTGAGCGGTGCAGCTAACGCCAACACTGGTGGCGCGCTTTCACCTCTCTTCTTCGGTGCATGGGATCAGCTCTACATGGGTATGTGGGGCGGCATCGATCTCGAGCTGGACAAGACCACGCTCGGCGATCGCGGTGCCCTCATCCTGCGCGTCTTCCTCGATGGTGACATCGCGGTACGCCACCCAGAGAGCTTCAGCTTCGTCGGCAACGTCCAGGCGTAGTCTGAGCACTCACACCTCGGAGGGGGAGCTTCGGTTCCCCCTCCAGGAACTAACTAAGGATCACCAATGAATCCAATTGAGAGCGAAACAGATCGGCAGGTATTCCTCGAGGTCTTCGGCGAGGATGTGATCGTCGATGGTACAACAATCCGTGGCATCTTCGACTACGCATACGCTGAAACACTGGATGTCTCGGCACGAGAGCCAATGGTGATGGTGTCGTCAGCTGATGTCGTGGGTGTATCCCATGGCACCCCTGTAGTTGTGCCTTCCATTTCGTTCTCAGGGACAGTCAAGGTTGTCGAACCCGATGGGGTTGGTATGACCACGCTGATGTTGAGGAACACATGAGCATCAAGGTAGACATTGCCTTTAAAGGAATCGAGCACGTAGACGAGTTTGTCAACCGTGTGGCTCCAGAGGTCGTCGAGGCATCGTCTCGTGCTGCCATGAACAAGACTGTCACCAAGATTCGAACCAGAGCTACAAGGGGCATTTCGAGGCAATCGGATATCAAGCCACTGAAGCTCATTCGGAAGCGCATGAGGCTCTTCAAGGCGAACCCTAGACGTGCATTCGCGGGTGTCCGTTTCGATTGGGCACCGATGCCTGCAGAAGCACTTGGTGAGGTGAAGTGGTCTCGGTTCATGCCAGCCGCACGAGCCGGACGCTACAAGTTCCCAGGTGCGTTCGCAGGTACGCCACGCAAGGGTAAGTTTGCCAACAAGCGCAAGAGGATCTACGTCCGTGCAGGAGACACGGGATCTAACAAACAAGATCTCCATGCACAGTACAAGCTCCTCGAGCCATTCAGGGGGATTCTAGGAAAGGTTGGGCGCCGAGTGGTGCAGCAAGAGCTGCTTCAGAACTTCGGAGACCAGCTCGCGTTCAGACTGCGACGAGGCGGATATATCAAGTGAGCATTCAGGGCGACATCAAGAAGGCAGTGTTTGACGCCCTAAGCGGGATCACGGCTGGAAGAGCGTACTTCGGTGAGGCACGACCTGATGTCGGTCTCCCGAACATTGTCTATCGAATTGACGACACGAGTTACTCGGTCGATGCAAGCTCGATGGATGAGAGATTTCGCACATTCCGGCTTCGCGTAGAGATCAGGAATGAACTCTACGACAACAGCGTGTGGGAACTAGACGAGCTCTGCTACAGCGTGGAGGCGGCGCTCTGGGATCCACCGTTCAGTGGGTTGGCAAAGGACTTCCGGCTGACACGCGTGGAGTACGAACACGATGATCTAGACGAGGATTACGGCATCTGCCGCCTGAGCTATGAGGGGTGGTTCTGATGCCTATCCACGCAAGAACAGACATTCGACAGCTCGTATCGTCAGCATTGACTGGCGTCACGGCTGTTACCCAGGTCTACGAGATGCGCTCGGCACCATACGACACGCTCCCGGCACTCAACGTCAAGACACTCGACGAAGAGGTGCTGTGGGAGTGGAGTGCTATGGGGTCGTCCATCATCCCTAGGGACCTAAGGCTCTCGATCGAGATCATCAGTTGGACTCTAGATGATGAAAACGATGACCTCGACGACATCATAGCTGACGTCGAGAACGTCATGAACAACTCTGCTGCCATCGATGACGTGTCATGGGACCTCAATCTCGAGACCGTTTCGTTTGAGTATGACAGAACAGCGGGTTATCCATACGGGCTGGCAACCATGATCTATTCATTGAAGTACCAGACCGATATGAGTGACCCACAGACCATCTACTAACAGGAGTTAGAAATGAGTACACCAATTCATGGTCGCAATGGAACAGTTAGCGTCAGTGGAATCACTGTGGCTTCGGTCACATCGTTCTCTTACGAGGAATCTGCTGACACCACTGAAGCCACTGCAATGACCGACACTGAGCGTACCTTCCTTCCAGGCATCAGCCAGGGTTCAGGAACGGTTGACTTCCAGTGGATTGACAACAACGCAGGTCAGATCGCAGTCAAGGATGCACTGCGTAACGGTACGACGGTCACGCTTGAGCTTGACCCAATCAGTGGGGCAACAGGTTCAACGTATACAGGCGATGTCATCATCGTGTCGTACAGTTTCAACCAGAGCATGGACTCCATCGTCAACGGTAGCTTCGGCTACAACGGTGTCCTAGATTCAGCACTAGATAAGATCACCAACCACTACCTGGAACGCGTCCAGTCGAACGTTCGCACTATCCGCGTCGAGGAATTAGACCTCGACGTTTACGTGTATCCCCTAAACCTGGCTCAGCAGGAACGCCTGGTGAAGCTGTGGAACGAAGGAGAGAACTACGAGGCGATGCTCGAAAGCATCATTCTCCGCGCTCGAGACGAGAAGGGCGTGCCGATGTTCGATCAAAAGGACAAGGAAAAGCTCCGCAAGCAGGCTGATCCAGAGCTTCTGATGTGGCTTGCTAAGGAGATCAATGCGGACGCCGCAGACGAAGACGAGCTACCCACCGTTGAGTCAGCAAAAAACTCCTGAGGGGTGACACAGACCTCCGTGCCCAGTTCTTCCTAGCCAAGGAGCTCGGGTACAGGTCGGTCGCCCAACTCAAAGAAGAGATGACGGTGAGAGAGTTCGTTGAATGGCTAGCATTCTTCGAGCTCCTGAGGGAAGACGAACAGAAGGCAATGCATGCAGCAGCCGCCAAGGCTAAGCAGAGGTAACTGATGGCAGACAAGACCAGAACAACTTTCGTAATCGGTGCTGATGATCGGACTAGAGCAGGTCTCCAGTCCGCGTCACGTCGATTCAAGAGGCTAGGTAAGGACGTAGAAGCGGTCGGTCAGAAGATGACCAGGACGCTAACGGGTCCGATTGCTGCCGTTGCAACTGGTCTCGGGGCTCTTGGCGCCAATGCGATCAAGAACGGCGACCGCATGCAGAAGTTCGGTCAGCGGATCGGTATTGCCGTAGAAGAGCTTTCGAAGCTCGAGTTCGCTGCAGACCGGTCTGGCGTGAACGTCAATGCGTTGACCATGGGTCTCCAGCGTATGACACGGCGTGTCGCTGAGGCTGGTCAAGGCACCGGTGAGGCTGTCGGGGCACTCCAGGAGCTCGGTCTAGACGCTAGAGAGCTCGCGAAACTCGCACCAGAGGAGCAGTTCAAGCGCATCGCTGACCGGATGAGGACGGTCGGATCCCAGTCTGACCGTGTTCGCCTAGCGATGAAGCTCTTCGATTCTGAGGGCGTCTCACTGCTCCAGATGATGCAGTCCGGAGCTGACGGTCTGAAGGAGTACGCGGACGAGGCAGAGCGTCTAGGCGCTGTGATGACCCAGGAGATGGCTGACAAGGCTGCTGAGGTCGAGGACGCCATGTCCAACCTCAAGGCAACCCTCTCAGGTCTCGGCAACGAGGTCGCACTGACACTTGGTCCGGCTGTTGTCGATTTCGCAGAACAAGCCGCGAAAGCCATTGCAGAAGTTCGAAGCTGGGATGACTTCACGAAGAAGTTCGTTGTCACGGTTGGTGCCCTAACTGCAGCCCTGGGTCCAGCCACTATGGCTATTGGACAGCTCATCAAAGCATGGGGAGCTCTAACTGCATTCAATGCCGCAGGGGGAATCGCTAAGGTTATCGGACTCCTCAGCAATCCACTTGTCCTTGCTGCTGCGGCGGCGGGTGTTGCTATCACAGCAATGGCTGTTTCAGCAAACAAGCACGCCAGGGAGATGCAGGAGGAGTTCGGGCTGGTGCGAGACGAGCTCAAGGGCATCTCTGAAGATAGGCTCGAGCTCCGAATCGAAGAGCAGTACGAGAAAGTCAACCGCCTCATCGAACAGATGGATGAGGTCAAGGGCAAGATCGCCGAAGTACAGGATCAGGGTTCGAGCACCAATGGTGGGATCCTCGGTATCAGTGGCGGTGGCACTGGTAGTCTAGAGTTTGCGAAGCTGAACGACGAACTCGTCCAGCTACAGAAAAAGCTTGATATGGCTGGTGGTGCCCTCTGGGAGATGGAGGGTCGTCTCGCTACGATGCGTCAGGAGGCGACGCGGACTGCATCTCAAATCGGAGAAATCGCTGAAGTCGACTACACATTGCCAGTCTCTCCAGACATTCTGCCGTTCGGTATTGAGGGTGAGCTACCCGACGAGTTCCCTGCGATTGTTGAACTCCCCGCTTCGATCTCGACCGCCCAGCTCGCCCTAGGGTCACTTCAGGCAACGCTGTGGGAGCTCGCCGGTGCCGGTGAGACATTCGGACAGACATTTGCGGATAACATTGACAATCTAGTAGTCCCGGCTTTCTTCGCGGTTCAAGATGAGATGAGCAACGCGTTGAACGCTATGTTTGGACTGGAGGGCGAGACATTCGTTCTCGGACAAGCATTCGAGCGTATGGGCGCACTGATTCTCAGGACTCTGTCACAGATCATTGCGAAGATGGTCACGATGTGGTTGCTCC